CGAGCTGAGAAGAAAGAACAAAAAGAAACATCTCTTGAAGCATTGATGAAGTTCAATGTCTTTCTTTCAATTGCTACATTGGTCACAGTTGCTGGCGCGACTGTGGCAGACTATATCTTGATGGCATGGACATGGCTGTGAAAGTACCAGGTACTGGAAAGATTCACGGACATTACTGTGGATCTAACTGGACACGCGGTAAGAACCATCCAGAAGCAAAAATGTTTCAATTGGATTTTGTAAAACCAATAGATGAATTAGACCGCGCATGTATGCTTCATGATGAAGACATTGCTAAGAATGGAACTTCGAGATCATCAGATTTACTCCTGGCTAAGCGAGCGACAAAGATTGCAGTCACAAATCCAAGACTACGAGGAATGGCTTTGTCGGTAGCAGCTGCAATGAGAGTCGCAGCAGAATTTCGAAAGAACCAGGACTAATCTTTCAGAACTTTGTATTCTGCTTGTACCAGGGCAAGAGCTTGGGGAGAGATCTCTCTGGTGGACAGGACAGTCAATAGAACCAGGGTCGGAACTGAAGTTAAATCGAATTCCCCCTCTTCAGACAGATACTTTCGTAGAGCTCTACAAATTGTTTCAGATTGATTTGCTTTCTTCTTTAGTTTCTGCGCTAGATCAATATCAATTGAGAATGTGCGGTTAATCTTCATTCTTCTTCCTCCTGGTTAAGTCTACATGGTGTTTGCTTGCAGTATGGACATTTGCAAACATGAGACAAACTGCATAGCATCCAAGATTCACAATTCATTCTTCTTCCTCCTGGCAAGGCTCACGATCGATAAAAACAGTAGAATGTTGGCCAACTAACCATTCGACAATTCGCCATTTTGCTTCACATTGTCTACAAATGTAATACCTGGTATTCTCAAAATAAGATCTCTTGATATGTACTGTTTCATCATTCATCAATACAGCATGTTTTTCATTGCATTTGCATGGATGTTCTTCACCATCTTGCAGTTCTCTCATCCTTGACACCTCACACATTCTCTAGCTAATCGTCTGTCGATTGGACAGAACAACAACATCTCTTGATCTCCATTCAGATGGATAATTTCTACTCTTCCGTGTTTACACACATGCGGGCTCAAACAGGCATTACAAATGACGCACATGATTATGGACAACAGCCACCTACTTATGTAAGTATCTGCGATATTGGATTATTCTTGTAGATATGCTGAGCAGTAGCCCATTTACCGCATATCCCCAGCGTAGATTACTGATTCCAATGTAAGAAGTAGTATATTATTTAAGAACACTATCATTATAGGCTTTGTACTCTACAGGATGGTTTGGAGGAGTCGGGACTAGTCTGGCGCACAAATATCAGTCGAACCGACTCCTCCACCTCAAAATAAAGTGATTATTATGGCTACAAGAAAAACCAGCATGTTTACGCTAACCGAACGATTGACTATTACAGCTGCATCAACGAATACCTTTGCAACAATTGACCTTGGGTCATATGTTGACGTTGGAGATCGTCAAGCTCTTCAAATCCATTCCGTTGATTATGTTGTCCAGGGAACCAACCCAAATTCGACACTTGCAAGTACAATGCCTGATGGAGAAATACAAGTTCAACTTACCGATCTAAATCGTGGAGGTTTAGTATATGCTAATGACCGTGCTTTGGTTTCATCGATGAAACTCACTTACGATTCAGACGCATTTTTGAGCATGGCAACAGACCTTTACCCAGATAACTTTGGAAAGGGTTCTGATGATGGTCGATATGTTGTTAATGATCAACTATACATTACTGGTGAATCTTCTGCTCTTACAGCTGCAAAGAATCTAAACATTACTGTTCGTGTTCATGCATCTATTGTTTCACTTTCTGCAAAGGACTTCATGGCAATTGCGATTCAATCAACAGCTGCAGATAACTGAGGTGGTCTCAGTTGTCATTAACAGATGAAGAGATTGGCCGAGTAATTCGAGCTGCACTTTCTCAAGGTACTTCTTCGCCAAAAGCATCCGTCAAACCAAAGGCGAAGAGTACCCCCAAGAAGAAGCGTAAACCTTCAGCATACAATGTATACATGAAGAAAGAACTTGCACGACTAAAGAAGAAGCATCCTCGTTCGTCGCATACTGTATTATTCAAAAGAGCTGCAAAGTCTTGGAAGAGATCACCAGATAAGAAGAGGTCGATGAAGTGATTGAAATTAAAGGTCAACTTAGAGCACTTGCTCGAGATAGAGATCCAGGCAATACTGTGTGGCAACAACCTTTGACATTGCCTGATTATCCAAACGATTACCAAACACCAACTACAGGTGCTAACGAATTCTATACTGAATCAGAAATAGACATTAGTGGATTAACAACACACATGGACAAGGCTCTTTTAATTGCCAATGTTGATGTTGCACAAAGTTCAGCATACGCGGCAGGTACTGGACTTGGAACTGGAAGTCCATTTAGTCCAGAAGGGACTGGATATGAATGGTTAGTTGTGACTGATGTTCCTTGGGATGCAGATTTATGGATCCGAGGATTACCAGGGAATATTCTACAGTATCGAGTACCAGGTGTTTTCTCTGATATGTTAACCTCAACAGTCAAAACAATCTCAACAGATAACATACTCTATGGTCGATTTAGACAATTACAGAACAGTCAACATACACCTTCCAACGTCGCATTGATTAAAGGAGAGTCATTCTTTGGAGATGCTAAAATGACAATGAGTGATACACTTTACTTGTATCGTATTTTCTTATTCGTTGGAGCTACAACAGCATTCGACCAAATAAGAGCTCCAGAAGTTGAGTTTAGAATTCAAGGACACAAAGGTGAACTTTCCGATCTCGAACAAATTATGGAGCTTCGACGATCTTACTTACTACAACAGGATATAGCGTGATTACTATGGAAGAAGAATTAGAAGTTAAGAAAACACCAACGACAAAGTTTGCTGAATGGCTTATGGCTCGAGCTGAGAAGAAAGAACAAAAAGAAACATCTCTTGAAG